GCTTGAAAAGAGCTTCGCGCGCATGGGCGACCACGCCAATGACAACCGTGCGCCCACGGAATCCCTTGGCGATATCATCGCGAAAAGCGAAGAACTGAAGTCTGTGAACTCCTCCTTCCGCGGGAAGGCGACTATCAAAATTCTTGGCGAGAACGCCGCCATTACCAGCGGAAACACGACCGTTGGCGCTGGCCGCTCCCCCGGTACTTCGCTGGTTCCTGCCCATCGCATTCCTGATATCGTGACGCCTTACCAGCGGCAGATGACGGTGCGCGACCTCCTTGGGCAGGCCAGAACAACTTCAAATGCGATCGAGTGGCCCGCCGAAACCGGCTTCACTAATAACGCGGCCCCCGTCGCGGAAGGCACCGCCAAGCCGTATTCTGACCTGACTTTCGACCTTAAGTCGGCGCCAGTTGTCACAATCGCGCATTTGTTCAAGGTGTCTCGACAGATCATGGACGACGCACCCGCGCTGGCCAGCTACATTGAGCGGCGCGGCCTGTACGGGCTGCAGACGGTAGAAGAGAACCAGCTGCTCAATGGCACGGGCGTAGGCCAGAATCTCAAAGGTATTATACCGCAGGCAACTGCTTTCGCGCCGACGTGGACATCAACGAGTGAAACGCCGATCGATCGAGTCCTTCAGGCCATCAGCCAAGCGGAAGACGCAGAGCTTCCCGTGACTGGTGTTGTGATTAACAAGCGAGACTGGCGCCGTATCCTTGGCACCAAAGACGCCGGCGGAAACTACATTGTCGGTAACCCGCAGAACCCGAATGGCGGTCCGGTGCGCATTGTCCGACCCGGCTTGTGGGATTTGGACCTTGTGCCGTCGAACGTTATCACACCCGGCAAGATGCTTGTGGGTGCTTTCAAGGAAGGCGCGACCATCTTCGACCGTCTCGACGCGGAAGTCCAGATTTCTAGCGAGAACGATAAAGACTTCGAGCTCAATCTTTTCACGGTGAGGATCGAGCTGCGTCTTGCTCTAGCAACCTTCCGCCCTGAGGCGTTCATCTACGGCAACCTCTACGCCGCTTAACCATCCAGATAGTGGGGCCGGTTCCTTCCCTACTATCACCGGCCTGCTGCTGAGCCCCGGCGGCAGGCCACCCTTTCCATCTATGAGGATTGAACTATGCCATCAGGCAAGATTATCAAATGGATGACCGATCGCGGTTTCGGTTTCATCCAAGAGGGCGGCGAGCGCGGTAACGCCGGCGAATTTGTACACATCACCAGCATGCCCGACCATGAGGCACCACGCATCGGCCAGCGCTTCGACTATGACCGCGTCACCGGCATCGATGGACGATCAAAAGCAGTAAACGTGCGAGAGGTCACGACGTGGGGCGAGGCAGCGTACCTTTAGATGGCAGGTATGTGGCGCAGTAAGAACCGTGCGCAGAGCGCGGCTTGGCAACACCTCTACAAGCGAAAGCGTTGGCTCGACCTCAGAGAACGACAGCTGATGCAAGAACCCTTGTGCCGCTTCTGCCTCGCAACCGAAGAGGTGACTGCCGCCGAGGTCGTCGACCACATCAAAGAACATAAGGGCGATGAGGCGTTATTCTTCGACCCTGACAATCTTCAAAGCCTCTGCCGACATCATCACGATAGCGCAAAGCAGGCGATGGAGCGCGGCCGCAAGGTTTTTGCCTGCGGTGTTGACGGATACCCTGTCGAGCTAGGCTAGGGGGTAGATTCGAAGTGACCGTTCGCTCAGTCACGGAGCGGCGCGGGAATGCACTTTTAATGCAAACACAGATTTTTGCCTTGCGCGTGCGCAAGCGCGCGCGCGAGAAATCATTACGTTTTTTCGCCCGATACGGGGCCTTTCGAAACTCTGAAACACGCGTTTTTCGGGGACCGGCCGGGGTCATTCGCGTGCACTTTTCCAATTGAAAATATGACCCCTAGTTTTCGCTTTGGCTTTCCTCATCCTCGTCAGGGATGGTTTCCAGATCCTTGCAAAGCGCCCTCGCCTGTTCTGCCAATGCGGCCAGCTGCGCAGTAATCTCTGCCAGCGGCACGGCCTCAACCTGGTTTTCCATTGCATCCCTCCTGCTGTTTCGTCGGTGACGAACGCCGAAGGCTGCTCAATTGTTCCAAGGAGAATTTCATGACCATCGCACAACCCTTCGCCATCGTCGAAGAAGACTTTGCTGACGGCACGTACAAATTCGCGCTGACCTGGGATCTGGTCAGTGAATGGGAGAAAACAACAGATCGCTCGATGTATGCGACGCTCCTTCAAACTGCCCGCACTGGTATCGTCAATCTCAATGACGCACGCGAAATTCTGCGCCTCAGCCTGATCGGCGGCGGCATGGCCCCTACAGACGCGCTCCGAATGGTTCGGACCTATGTCGAGAACCGGCCTGCCGCTGAGAATTTTCCGCTGGTGGTTCGGGTGATGGACGCTGTCTTCCACGGCAAGGGCGTGCCTGATCCGGAGGACGAAAAGGCCGTCGAAAGCGCCGGCGCCGTCGATGGCTAAAGTCCAAGGCTGGGATCGCCTAAAGCGCCGTCTTGAGAAGATACCCAAGGCGGTTCGCGAGCAGACACAACCGTCAATCACTTCCGCTGCCGATGATGTGGCGGAAGTGATTAGGGCTTTAGCCCCGAAAGACGATGGCGATTTGCGGGACAGCATCGAAGTCACCGGCGGCGGGCAGTCAACTCCGCCCTATAGTCTGCCTGGACGATCTATGGTCGTCCCTGAGAACGCCGCAATGATCACAGCCGGCAATTCTAAGGTACGCTATGCGCATCTCGTCGAGTTCGGCACTCGCGCGCATATCGCCGGCGGCCAGTTCGAAGGCGCAGAGATACCAGCCATCCCCGCGCATCCATTCTTTTTCTCGGGTTTCCGCACAGCAAAGAAAAAGGCCGGCCAGAAAATCAAGCGGGCGATGTCGAAGGCGATAAGGAGCACAAAGAATGGCAATTGAATATGAAAGACTTGCCGTCATGCTCGAGGCCCGCGTTGCGGATTTCGAGAAAAAAATTGCCGGTGCCACGCGCAACGCCGAGCGCAATTTCAAACGCATCGAATCCACATCCGCCAGAATGCAGGCCCGCCTGAATTCGACCTATTCGGGGATCGCTGCCAGTGCGGCGAAAGCCTTTGCTCTTATCGGTGGTGCCCAAGGCTTTCGCCAGCTATCGGACAGCGGAACGCGCATCACCAACTCCCTGAAGGTAGCGGGCCTCGCTGGCGAAGAACTTGAAGGCGTGTATCAGAAGCTTTTCACGGCGGCCCAGAAAAATGCCGCGCCTCTAGAGACGCTGGTGCAGTTATACGGCCGCGTGTCCTTGGTTCAAAAAGAGCTCGGCGTATCGTCGGACGATATCATCAGCCTTTCCAGCAACGTTGCCCTTGCGTTGCGCGCTTCTGGCCAGTCCAGCCAAGAAGCGTCCGGCGCGCTATTGCAGCTGTCGCAGGCTTTGGGCGCTGGCGTCGTGCGCGCTGAGGAATTCAATTCAATCCTCGAAGGCGCGCCGACTATCCTGCAGGCCGCTGCCGCTGGCATCAAGCAGGCCGAAGGATCGGTCGCGAAGCTGCGGGCGATCATGCTGGAAGGCAAGCTTTCCTCAAAGGCGTTCTTCGACGGTATTAACGCTGGCGCTCCGGTGCTTGAGCAAAAGGTTGCCGGTGCGGTACTGACGGTCGACCAGAGACTTGAGAACCTTCGTACCGCCCTGACGAACTCTGTCCGTAGGTTCAACGAATCCACCCAGGCTGCGAACACGTTTGGCGGCGCGATCGACAACATGGCGAACTTCGTCAACAGCGTCGACATGGATGGTCTTGCGTCTGATATTCAGTACATCATTGATAAGCTGAATACGGGTGCTGGTGCAGCTCAGAACTTTGCAAGGCGTTTCGGAGAGGCTCTCGGCCTAAACAAACTCGGGCAAGGTCTGATCGGTGCGCTCGACGGCGACGGCGACGGCAAGTTGACCGCGTTTGGCGGAGCGCTTGGGATTGAATCCACAATCAAGGGCAGCCAGAAGCTCGTTGACAACACCGAGAAGCGGCTCGACCTCGAAAAACAGATTGCCGAGATCAAGGCCAATCCGGCGAACGTTCTAGGCCAGGCTGAAATCAGGGTGCTTGAAGGGCAAATCAAGGCCCTGGAAGGGGTACAGAGTAAAACGGCGTCCAACATCATACAGGACGTGCTGAACGACAAACCGCTCAAATATCCCACCAGTGCACCTACTATTATTGGAGGCAGTGGCGACGCCAAAACCGTCAACGGCAAGAAATTCACGCCTGTCGACATAACCGACAAGAAATACCAGGTCACAGCCGACAAGGGCGGCAAATCCAGCAGGAAACGTGCTGACGAGTACGCTCGCGAGGTCGAGCAAATCACGAAGCGCACAGCAGCATTGCAAGCTGAGACAGCTGCGCAGGCCGGCCTAAATCCCCTCCTGAATGACTACGGGCATTCCATCGAGTTCGCTCGCGCCAAACAGGAGCTTCTGACCGCGGCGCAAGAAGCCGGCGTTAAAATCACGCCTGAACTTACGGCCAGTATCGAGGATCTAGCGGCAGGGTATGCCAATGCTGTTGTCGAGTCCGAGCGGCTTTCCGAAAAGCAGGATGAGATACGCCAGCGCGCCCAAGAGGCTATGGAAACCGCCAAGGATGTAACGCGAGGCATGATTGACGGCTTCATAGAAGGCGCCAGCGCGGCCGACATTTTGGCAGATAGCCTGAAGAAGATCGGCAATGCGCTCCTCGATGATGTGCTCAACAGCATCTTCAAAATCAACAACGCCGGCGGTGGCGGTGGCGGCTTCCTGTCGTCGATTTTTGGAGGGCTGTTCGGTGGCGGTGGTAAAAGCTTCTTCCCGCCGGCGCCTCTGCCTATGTACGCGGCAGGCACCAATTCTGCGCAGCGAGGCATGGCCCTTGTCGGGGAGAAAGGGCCTGAGCTTGTACGGTTCAAGGGTGGCGAACAGGTAGTTCCGAATCACCAGCTTGCGGCCGCGATGAGCGCTCCGTCCCTCCCTAACATCCAAGCTCTAGGCGGTGGTGGTGGCACTTCGGTCAAACTAGCTCCGGTCTACCATATCGATGCCCGCGGCGCCGATGCAGCGGCTGTGGCGCGCCTTCAGGCCGGCTTTGAGAAGGCGCAGCGCAATCTCAAGGGCGAAATCATCAACACCGTCAGGCAGGCCCAGAAGGGCAACGTGAAGCTGAATTAAGCCATTAATTTTACTCGGTGCAAAATTGCGTTCAGTGGGTCTCCCCAAAATTGGGGACGCCCCGGCTTAATTTTAAGCCGTTTAAAATCGATGCCTCGCCCCACTCCACCGGTAAAGCGTCTAACTGAAAGGCAGGCGCAACAGGATGTAGCTGTTGTGCATGGTGGAACTCACCACGTGTTTGTGCAGTTAATTGCACAGATCATGCTACAGGTTTTGTAACAGTCAATGTGCAACAAATTCAACATTTGGTTGACTGCTACAAATGATTTGTATATGGTCACTACATACGGAACCAGGGCGGTTGAGCCATTTGGCAATAGGGACCGTTGCGCAGAGTGATCTGTCTCACAGGGTG